GCTATTTACTAGTGCCTGGATGGCATCATAGTCGTAGCCTGCCGATTGGAGGCGACTCTTGCGATCGTCTCCGCTGCCCCACTCCCCGGCGATAACCTGATCTGCTATCTCATCGTTGGAGAGCTTGTCGTTAGAAGGGGACGTTACGTCAATTACACCACTGCCAGACTTTGCGTAAGATGCCCAACCGTTCGCATCCATATATGCGATATCGAGATCTAAATCCTCCGAGAACCCAGGTAGGCTGCCGGTACCAGAGTACTGATAAATAGCAGGGGTAGACCATGCGCCGAAACCGTTAGAGTCCGTCCAAGGCGAGCTCTGGAAACCCGTACGATTTGTGTTTGCGTACTGTGCGCACCACAGACCGTAGTCTTTAGCTACCTCTGACCAATCGTACTCTCGGGTTACTGACTTAGACATATAGATAAGTGGACGGACACCAGTTAGTCGATAAACTTCGTCTAGCCACTCTTTAGCAGCTGACGGACCGTACTTGATAACTGCCCCACCGTACCTTTCGTCTGAGTCTTCCCAGTCAAGGCACGGAATGCCTTCACCGAAGTAATTCTTGCAATTGTCTACGAAGTACTGAGCCTGTTCTTTCATAGACGACTTATGTATGCCGTTAGCAAAATGATAGAATCCCCACAAGATTCCGTCGCTCTTGCACTGTTGTACGAAAGAATCGCAAGTTTTATCTACAAATCGAACTCCGTCAGTTGCTTTCATAATTGCAAACTGTGCACCCGTAGACTTAACGTTAATGCCTGACTGATAGCTAGAAATGTCTATGCCGTTCATTGACATAGTACCACGCGCCTTTCTATATGTTGACGACAATAGGCGTATATAGATATATAAGTTGCCGTCAAATATTTTTAGGCGCTAACTTTATACATAAAAATACCGAGGGGAAATAGCAAAGACAGTTGTTAAATATATTCTATGTGAAGTAACTGTCTTTTAGTCACCCTCGGTATATGTATTATAACGAAAGTTCGATTATTGTTTGCTCAGAAGCTCCATTTTCTTCGAAACTACATTCATTACGTCGCTGTAACGAAAGTCGAGAGCTTCTCGGATTTCTTTTTCAGAAGATCCATATTTCCCGGAAAGGACATCGTCTGCAAGCTCAGCGTCGCTCTTCTTCAAGAAGTCAGCGTCTTTGTCTGCTATACACGAAGTGAACTCTTCGTACGTATCCTTCATGTGCTCGAGGATAAATCGCTTTACCTTCCAGTCGTACATAGACTTTACGGTAGACATAGCAGACTCTCGAGCAACCTTGCCCCGAATCGGCATTTCAATAAGACCGTTTGCTTTAAGAGATTTCAGAAGCTCGAACTCAGAAATAGACCCCGTCACATAGTCTATATAAAGACACGTACCTTCGTCTAACTCATCTGTTACGTCTTGACGCATGTTAGAGTCTGACTCCTCTTGAAGATCGAAAAACTTACCGTCCGACATCAAGTCAAACACACTCGAAGTATTGCCTTCTCCGTCTGTGATCTCGTTGTTAGCTTCGTGATCTATATGCCACTGGAGTCGAGGAACCCACTTTGGAATCATACAATCAAAACAATTCCAAGCGACGCGATAAATATACTGAGGACGAAAGCGACGACGATCTTCTTCAATCTTCTTGACATTCTTAAGAAGATATTTATGAACTTCCTCGACTCCGTCAACGTCTGAGTTCCATGTCGTTGCAACTTTATACCAAGCAAGAGTTATCTGCTCGAAGAAGTTGCAGTAGAGAGCTGCGCACTTGTAAGACGGGTCGAGACGAGACCAAGTCTCGTAGGTATACGGCTTAGACTTGTCGAACTTGAGTGCGTTGCGATAGAGAGAGTATGTCTCGTAGAAAGCGGCTGACGACACTGGCATTGATGTCTCCTTAACGATGTTGATAGGCATTGATAACAGATCGTATCTATAATATTAATATGAGACAGCCAGATGTCAATAGTGATTTACTTACTTTTCGGAGAATTTTTGTCTACAATCTTAGTTTTATATTTCTCTGCATAGAAGGCGTTAGCGGCATCATTTATCTTGTCGAGTTGAGCATTAATGTCGTCAATTTGCTTGTTAATTTCTTCTAGAACGCCTTCAAAGTCTTTGCTCGATACAGAGTCTCTAAGGTTGAGCTCAAAAACAATTTTGCAAGCTTGACTAATGCTGCACGGATATTTTTCGATAGGGGCATATTGAACACTTCCGTCTTTGTTCTTGTAGCCTTTGTCAATTTGCCAGCACGTGTTTCCGCGGTATGGGCGTATACGATAGTTGCCAACAATAACTTCCATTCTCTCTAAATCCTCGATTCGTATGATTCGTAAAACTCATCTTTTGTCAAATCGTTTATGTCTTTACCTGTAGGAATTTCCATTTTTCTAACGAAAGCGACATCTGACAAAGCTCGCTTTAGCTTGTCACAGCCTCTGTTTCCGGCTTCGTCAGGATCTAGCCCCAGTACGAACTCATTGACGCCCAAAAGCTTGAGTTGCTCTATCTGTTTTGGAGTTCCCGTCCCTAAGAGTGCTACTGCGGGCTTCCCATATACATAGCATGTCAGAGCATTGAAAATACTCTCACACAGAATTAAAGACTGACAGTGCTTTGGAAGTTCGTATAATCCATATACTGGCTTTTCTATGCCTTTAGGCATGTAGAACCCTTTTGTAGCTATGGAACGCCTATATACGAAAAGAGTGCGACCTTGTTTGTCTCTAACCGGAAACGTTATTGTCGGGACTTTCTTTTTTCTGCCATCCGGTATATAATTTAAATCCACGCCGACATCAAACTTCTCTATTACTTCGTCTGTCAACTTGCGCTCGTACATGTACGGAGTAGTGTACCTATATGACTGAAGCTCTTTTTCGTCAACGTACTCTCGAGTTTTGTTTTCCTTTTTACGCAAGTAGTCAATCGCAAATTTGCTGTTTAGCTTCTTAACAGACTCTCTGTCTACTAGATAGTCGAAACTAGACGTATCTGCGACAAACCCAGGGACGTTTTGCTCTAGCCATGCATTAGCTGACATTGATGAGCTTTTAGAGTTGTCGAGTACTTTCTGAATGCCAGTTTTTAAGTCGTAAGAAGCCCCGCAAGCGAAACAATGCCACATACCGGCTGTATACGTTTTTCCGTCTCGAACTTCGTCCTGCAACAGAACGCCGCATGAAGGCTTCTTTTCGTTTCCGTCGTTGTGAAACGGACAGTATATTCTATACCAGCCGTTGGTTACTCTATATTTCCTAATAAGGCCGAACTCGTCTAACTTGTCAACAACGTCTTCGACAGAAGCCAATTCAACCCTCGCTTAGAACTCGACGTCATCGTAGTCATCATCGTCTTCGACGGACTCGCTTTGATATTCCTCTAACTGAGGGGTCTCGGACTCAGATATATGATTTGTAACGATTGCGTTCGATACGTTTGGAGTAGAAAAATCTTCTCCCTCGGGGCTGTCTGTGCCGTCGGGGGCATATTCTACTTTTCCTTCGTTGAAGTCAACGCGATAAGAAAGTACAGGCCTCTCGTTCAGTGCGTTTCGAGACTTCTCGAGACGGAATTGAATCATATGACTTTCGTAAAGCTGTCGAAGAGCAAATACTTGCGTCGCAATGCGTGCTGGGTGGTCACTTTCTGAAATGTTATAGAGGTCAGGGAATACTTGTCCGTTGTCGTCTCTGTTCTCTCGACTCTCTCTATTAGCTTGAACAGTAACGACAACCGCGCATCCATACTTCTTAGAAAGCCGAAACAAGTCATTACAGATATCCCTATATCTGATTGACTCGTTCGAGTATTTAGACGTTGACGCAATGTACGAAAGACCGTCAATGATGAGTAGCTTAGAATGATATCTTTTAACTAAAGCTTCTAGCCCTCGAACTGTCGTCCTGCCCTCTGACATGTCTGCGTCTTCGACTACCAAAGCTTGAGTCTCTTCTTTAGATAGCTTCTTCAAGTAACTGAGATAATCGTCCGTATAACGGCCTCGGAAAATGTCTGAATTCTTAAAGTGGTCTCGCCAAGTGTCGAAACGAGCGCCGATATAACAAGACTGCATTTCGGGGCTGTAGAACAGAACTGGATAACCGGCTTTTTGCGCGCTTTCCATCATCTTCGTACATATCCAAGACTTACCAGAGTTTGTTCGAGCAACAATGAGTAGAAACTCTTCTACCGTAGACAGACCGCCGTACATAAGCTCGTCTATTTCTTTAAAACCCGTGGGAATACGAGACTGGTTGTTGTAATAGATGACCTTCTGTGCGCGCTCTTCTGCGTCTTCTACAACGTCTAGCGGCTTGTTAGATCCAAGATTTGCAGCTTTGTCGCACTGTTGTGAAAGATACTCCCATGCCATCGATACGTCAGAAGATCCGAGATCGGCTAGCTTGTTATAAGTCTGCCTAAATAGAATAAGCTGTTTGTTTCGCTTAAGCCCGTTTTCCAGATACTCGAGAGACTCGGTTACGTCTACGCGCTCGAAGTCTTCGAACTGAGCTTGGAACGTCAGGGGGTCTGGGACTGTGCCAAACTTTTCCCTATGATCTAGAATGAAGTCAATTTGATCTTGAAGAACAGAATAATACGAATCGTCGTACCCACAAAGTCGATCTACTTCGTATTGATCTTTGCTCTCAAGGATACGACAAATAACTTGAAGCTCGATAACCGATTCTATCATAGGGAAACTCCCCTAAGCGACATTTCGTCTTTAATACGAGCATAGAAAATACTCTCAGACTTTCCTACAATGGGGTATTTTCCGTTCCCTAATACATTAATCGTATACTTATTTACATCGTTCCTCGACTGGTACATCCTCATAAGCGTCTGAGACTCGAAGTCGCCAAACCTCACACTGTCTAAGTTATATATTATCAAATACTTAGCAGACTTAGACTGTATATTCAGCTCATCTAGTTTAGCTGACTTGCCTTCGGGCATAGACCAGCTCTCTTTTAGCGTTGACAAGTAATAGTCGAAGTCTAAAGAATAAAGTCCGTTGCTGACGCCTAACTGATCTATATACTTACCGAGGATAACATAACATATCCTATCGGCCCGCTTCTTAGACTGCGAGTCTTTGACAAAGGATAGATGTGTATATCGAGAGTTTGGATTGTCATCAAGAACTGCTCTTAGAATTACTTGTGTATCGTCTATAACATCGTGTTTAGAACAAAAATAAGCTGGGTTGTCCAACTTAAGTTTACACCTATTTGCCCAGCTTATGTATATGCCGTTGCGAGCACATGCAAAGTTGCACATAGGCTTCTGGCATTGATTTGTATATGGGCATCCGTACATGTTATAGAGCCGAATCTACTAGTCTCGTTTCGTGCATATTTATAATGGGATTCCTAGTATAGCAAAGTGTCTTCCTAGCTTCTATGCACTTACGACCAACTTCTAGAGGATCGTACCCCTTAGCTTTGTAATAGCTTGGAGGAGCGTATAGTGTCAAGAAAGGCTTCAATGTCCCACGCATCTTATAACGATGCTGGACGCCGTCAAGCTCTTCGAGAATATACTTCCTCATTACGTACTCATTCATGAAAATTGGGGTTTTTGGGAGACCTATTGTATCTGGCAACTCATCAGTACCCCAAACAGACGTTGTCTTGACCATCTTACCTTCGAGTTCGATGTGACGCCAGAATGGTATAGTGACTTCGTCTCCGTGCCACTTTACCCAACGATCAAACTGAAATATGTGTGGGAACTCAACTATGTTCTGACGCAGTTGATCATCTGTATACCCCGAAATGCGTATAATTACTCCGAGGTCTTCGTCAAATTCGAACCCGTCTACTTTGTTATACACTTCGTTTCCGCGAGTATATAGTCGAATGTCTGGGAACAAGGACAATACTTCTTTGTCAGAGAAAGAAGACGATTCGGTATACATTCCAATCATAGACTGGTTCCAGGGCTTTATAGCTTCTCCGTATATCACAAAGTCTGACTGACCCTTGGAAGTTTTATATGTGATGTTAGAATAGTCACAATTTGGCATAAACGGAGTCTCAAAAGACACAGATCGGATCCAATAGTCGTCATCGAACAAAGCTTTTTCGTCTTCAGAGTCTACTTTAGCTTTGAGATTCTTAAACGTAAGAGTCTCTAACTTTTTAGCTTGCTTGTTTACTTCAGACTTACTGTCGAATTGTGCAGACTTGTCAGATACGCGTTCGTCAGATCTTTCACCATCAGACACAGCATACGTACCCGACGCAGAGTCTGAACTCAAACTAGAAGCGTCAAGATTACATGTATCTTGGCTATCTTTACTAGAAGTAAGCTGGTTCGAACCTGATGAGCAATCATAATCAATTTCTTTTTCAGAAGCTATATCGCATTCTTTGTATTTAACTTTTTGATCCTTCGCATGTTCGTCATTTGTGCGATCAGCTACAGAGCTTTCGTAAATTTCAAAAACTCGAATCCAGTCATTAGTCCTGTGATAAACTTTGATACTTTTACTGTCGGCAAACTCTTCATAATATTCGTACAAGTCTTCGGGGAAGTTTCGTGAAAACAAAATAGATACTATCTTGCAAGCAGGGAAATCACATATTTCTAAATAATCGCCGTTAGCGTCTAGAGCTACTGCTATAGACAGCAGCTTGTCTAAGTTAGAAAAAGCATAGCTGGGTTGAGTTGAGTAGCAAGAAGGAATAGCTTCTATAATTTTGCCCAAAAGCTTATGTGAATAACCTTTAGAAAACTGAAAAGCTTCGTAAATCGAATCTACTCCGTGATTCAAGCTTTGTAGAGTCTCATGAAGCTTATTATTTTTACTCATAAGCGTTACTCCGAAATTAGCTAACGTCCGAAGGGTTGAAGCCCATAGGGCTCACGCCTAGAACGTTGTCATCTAACAAAACGTTTGGCAAAGTATATAGATTGGAATAGATCGGGCACTTTCGCATAGTTGCGAGGTTAGGACTTTCCTTGAGAGCAGGATCAGAGTTTCCGCCGTAGGTATTAACCTCTCGAATGACCCTACTGCGAAGATCGAATGCGTCGATTAACGTATCTGGCATAAGCGTCATATCAGAAATGACAATGTCGTCTACGTACAGTTGACTCAAGCGCTTAGACTCTTTCCGAAGGGCATCTGCAACAGAAGATTTGTCACGAAATACAGTATCGAAATGATAATGAAGTTGATCGTTGTCGTCGTAGCTAGTGCACAAGTAGGTAAGTCGATTCATATACCCGTTTCCTAAGTATATGCGGATAAACTTATGATAAGAATCTGATGACAGTGTAGTATACCAACGATCTATAGGGTCAAATTTAGACCTATCAGATATATTGACAAACTCAGGGAATACAGCTAAGAACGCGCAATATACGGGAAACATGTCTTTGTCGAAATCTACGGTTACTCGAACGTCCGAGTCTTCCTTCCCTGCAAAATACTTGTAATAGATAGCATTTGCGTCTTTAGGGAGGACGTAGTCGACTTTCTTAGCTTTTACGTCTTTAAGCCAATAGTCGAATACAGCTGCATACTCTTGTGGGAACTTGCCTTCGTTTCGAGAGAATGCCCTGAGCCACATCATTAAGCTCAAGCAATACTGAACAAGCTTGCTGTCATCGAACTTGAAGTTAGGGGTAGAGTACTTCGGATTGAAGCGGACGTCTAAGTAATCTGAAATTGTCATAGCAGACGCATATGCGAGCTCGTCTATATCTGTAATTTTCTTAGGATCGGCTTTTTGTGTCTCTTTATATTTCTTGATATAGTAATCGCAGCACTTTTTCATGAAAGACTTTTGAGCCTTTAGAAAACCGACGCGACCGGCACGAGGGACAGACGTTCGATGCTCGTCCGCCATTAGAGCTTCTACGTCGGCCCTAGGCATAAGCTCAGCTTTCTTTCGAGTGGGCTGAGGATCCTCGGGCTCAGCTTCTTTGGGCTGGGAGTTGTTTTGTGAATTCGAGGCCTCTACGCCTGATCTAGCTGTCTTATTGCTAGAGTTACCAGAGTTAGAAGAAGAATTGGCGACAGGCGGCTGAGACTGGCTCAAATCGGGAATATTAAGCCTTTCGGTCAGTGCGGGGTTGAGCATATCGGGCTTTATAACGCTCGCAAGCACTGTAACAATAGTCTTTACAAGATCTTCTTGAGAGGTTACCGAATGACCCAAAGGGCTAGTGCCTTCGCTAGAAGGGGCATTCGATTCTGTTAAAGGGGCCGGTTCCTCACCTTCTGGTTTAGAAGCTACGCGAGGCTTAGACGCTGTCTTGACGTTTTCGTCAGAAGCCGATTCGGACACCTTAGCGACGCCGGTTGCTGGGTCCGTCATATAGACTACTGCGTCTTTCGGAACCACAATGTCCTTAAACTTCTCGAACTTGGCTGCGCGACCGCACCTTGACACGTATTTGTCAACGTAGATGGAAAGAGAGTAAAGATCGTCGCGCCAACGCTCGAACTCGTCTAGCTTCTTGCGCATTGGGTGATCTACGTTCTCTACTTGATACTCGATGTACCCGTGGATTCGTTGATACCCGTTCTCGGCTGTCGTTTTTGACTTTAACGCCGACTCTGATGTCGCCTTCATATCTCGTCCCCTTCGACCAAAATCTTTAAATAAAAAGACGGCTAAGCACTCCCGAATCCGTCAGGCACAGACTCGAGAGCGCTTAACCGTCTTTGAGTAGCCTGAATACCTAGAAGTTAAGCCGAAGGCAATTTTGAATTCGGCTTAAGACGCTAGTGATAGCATTAACGAATTTTGCCGAAAGCGAAGAGCTTAAGAAGCTTCGAACTCTTCGAGTTGATCGGACTCGATGACATCGAGTAACTTCGTGTCTCTTTTGCCTACGTTGAGTATTATAAGCCTCGATGTTAGAAAGTCAAACGACAATTTTCAAATTTTCAATTTTTTTTGAGCTCGAAGCTTTACGCGTATGTGTGTGCGAGTCGCGCGATTAACCGTCAATGCCCTGACGGTGTGAGCCTAAAGATCTAGGCGCGAGGCGCTGCCCTAAAGTCGTTCGGTTGCCGGACACAGATCTAGAAGTTTTGAGAGTTCTCTAAAAAGCTATCAGTTTCTATATCTTTCTCTAAAACTCGTTCGGTTGCCCTCTCTTTCTTACTATCTCCAGATACTAAATAACAGAAATAAATGCTCTTTGCTTTTGTATTTTTTACTATTGTGTACTGAGGAGGATATATTACTTATGTATCACTTACTATCTTTTAAATATCTACTAAAGATATAATTTATATATACGGCCTCAGGTCCCGGAATCTTAGAATTTGGCAGATCGAAATCTTGTTTTCTGGTTAAATAGGGACTTCTCTATTACATTTCCATATTTTGAAATATTGGTTTTCAATACCAACGATTCTTGGAATTCAATAAATAAGGGGCTATAAGATAGCGATTTTGGAAATTTTAGAGAGAGGTATTCTTAAAATTCAATATTCTAAATCCTGGTATTTTGTGGAATCTTAGATTTCTAAAGCGGTGTTTTTAGAAATTCCATTTTATTATGTTTACCTGGCAACTCTTAAACAGCTTCAAACTAGTGTCTCTATATAAATCGGTTTAGAGCTGCCTTGTTACAGTAAATTCGCTACATACGTTACCAGGTAATTTTGTAATTTTTATAAACTCGTTACATGAAACGTAAGATATCAAGAATCTTGAATTTACAATACCTTATTCCTGGTGTTTATTTGAAATTGGAAATTTTGAAATCCTAGTTTTTGTGATATCTAGAATCTTTAGTTTGCATCTTTCTGACTATTTCGCTATGCATTTCTTATTATAATAATTCATCCATCCAGAGGGCACGGAGACGCCGCAGGCCAATACCTGCAGGCCAATACCTGCAGGCGGCATGGGCAGGGATTCCGGGAGAGGGCAGGAGGTGGCCTGGAGTGGAGCGCTCCTATGAGATACGCATCTATCCGAACGCGCGGCAGCGAGAGCTCATCGGGCGAACCTTCGGTTGCTGCCGCTGGGTCTACAACAAGGTTCTGGCGATGAGGCAGGATGAATACTCGCAAACGGGTAAATCGAAACACATCAACTCCTACATCACGCAGATTCCCGCTTGGAAGAAGACGGACGCGCCGTGGCTTGCGGAGGTGGACTCCATGGCGCTGCAGCAGTCCTTGCGCGACCTGGATAAGGCATATAAGAACTTCTTTCGCGCACCGAGCAAGGTGGGCTTCCCCAAGTTCAAGTCCAAGCATGCAGGCCGCAGGTCGTACCGCACAAACATGGCATGTGTCCCAGACCCACGCCATGTGAAGCTCCCCAAGCTCGGCCTCGTGAAGGCGCGGGTGAGCAGGAGGATCGAGGGCCGCGTGCTCTCGGCAACGGTGAAGCAGGTGCCCTCTGGCAGATACTTCGTGTGCCTGTGCTGCACGGACTGCCCGGAACCCGAGGCAGCGCCGAGCGCCATCGCGGTGCTCGGCATCGACGCCGGCGTGCACGACCTCATGGCCCGGAGCGATGACGTGAAGGTTGCAAACCCCAAGGCGCTTGCCAAAGGCGAGAGGAAGCTCGCCCGCGAGCAGAGGAGGCTCTCCAGGAAGAAGAAGGGTTCGAAGAGGCGGGCCAGGCAGCGGGTCCGGGTGGCCCGCATCCATGAGAAGATTGCGAACCAGAGGAAGGACGCCATCCACAAGGCCACGACGAGCGCGGTGCGCGAGAGCCAAGCCATCGCCGTCGAGGACCTGAACGTGAAGGGCATGGAGAAGAACCGCCGCCTTGCCAGGGCCGTGGCAGACGCAAGCATGTCAGAGATGATCCGCCAGCTCCAGTACAAGTGCGCCTGGTACGGGCGTGCCTTCGTGAAGGTGAGCCGTTGGTATCCATCCTCGAAGATGTGCTCGTGCTGCGGGCATGTCCTGGAGGAGCTGCCGCTCTCCGTCCGTGCGTGGACGTGCCCCGTCTGCGGGGCGAGCCACGACCGCGACCTCAACGCGGCGGTCAACATCGCGCGGGAAGGAGCGCGGCTTCTGAATGAAGCAGACGGTACCGCAGGGCTTGCGGGAACCGGGGACGCGAAAGCGTCCCGAACGCTCGTGGAGCAGGCGTAAGACCAGCTTCCGCCGCAAGGCGGAGGAAGGCTATCTGCGTCGAAGCGAGAATCCCCCAGCTTCAGCCATGGGGGAGTGTCAAGCTAGAAAAACATATAATTAAATTTGCGTCAACATCAATTTTGGCTTCTAGTAGAATAGAGACTCTATTATGTCTTTGCCAGTGTGTCATCGCAGGAAAGGCGAATCTAAGAACGAGTTTACAAAACGCTATACGAACGTTCTATATGACACGCTGCCACAGACGTCTCTCGAAGACAGAGCTAAACATTTAGACGTGCGAGACAAAGTGATAGAGCTTAACCAAGGGTTCTTTCGCTACGTTGTTATGCACAAGTTTTTGAACAATCAGTACGTTGATTTCGAAGACAAAGTCCAAGGCTGTATTGAGCGGTTCTGTGAATGCTGGACTTGGTATAAGTTTGCAAAGAAGTATCGAACAGACTTGTCGTTTGCTGTATTTTACAAGCCGCGCCTAGGCGAGATGTTAGAGAGGTCGTTCGACGAGTTCAAATATTCTCTATATCGCCCCCGCCTTATGGAAGTCGGGGAAGCACTCGGCAAACATTGGACAGAAGTTACATACGATGATTTGAAAGACATTAGGGTAGCAGAGAAAGTGTCCCCTGACCACCTTCAAACGTGCCGAATGTACTTTGGATCTTTCTATCCGGCTGACCTAGAAGACATTTCTCCTTTTCTTAAATCCCCCGAAGAGCAAGACCCCCATCTTCGTATAGGGATTACAGACGAGTACAACGACATTGTAACTCTGTTGATGAATGAAATGATCGACCGAGAGTCTAAGCTACGCCCTAAAGATCTCAAAGAGATGTCAGAAATATACTGTATCGATTTAGCTGACTTGAAAGCGAAGCTACCACTAGCAGAAAAAGAGTTAGAGCTCTTACTATTAGACAAAATTCAAGAGCAAAATAGTAATGACTAAATACATTCTATCGACATTAAAATAGGGCCGAGATTTCTCTCGGCCCTATTTAGCTAAGCTGCGAACTTTTGGACGTTCTTCAGGAACTTGATGACCTTAGCTCCGTTGGTCTGAGCAGAAGAATCGAAACCGGGGACGATAGACATGCGGTTGTTGACATCGAAGCCTTTGTCGCCTTCACGATAATAATGAGTCGCGAAGTCTGTAAGTGCGTTGTATACCTGATAGGCAGTACCGTTGAAGTTAGCAAGGTTGTCTGCCTTGAGGCACTCTGCAAATGCGAGACGCTGCGTATTGACAAATGCATTCGCGCGGTCGTGGTTGGTAGTAGATGACTCGGTCTCTGGGATGAACGGGAACAGCTCGTCCATGAGCGCTTCTACTTGTTTTTTTCCCATCTTGATATCCGCAAGACGATTAGCCGTTGATATGATAGACTTCTGAGAGTGCTTGAGAGAAGCTGCAATGGTTGTTGTGAAAGTGTTCGGGTCGACGCCTTCTTCGCTTGCGGGAAGTGCATACTTCAGTGTTGAGTGTGACAGCGCGAACGACATTGCGTTCATGCACGCGATGCGAACGGGAGTGTTGATGATTGTCAGGTCGCCGTTCGGCTTCATGTGATTGTTGACAGCGATGATATACTGGTCGAAAGAATCACCGAGTACGTCGAACGTCTCGTTGTACTTGAAGCTACCCCAGAGGTTGCGGCCGTCGTCATAAGAGTCGATGCAGGTCGGGGTGAGCGTGCCGTCTTCGATGAGCGGAGCAAGAACATCAAACGAGTTAATGTTCTGAACGAGCTTCGGATCCGGAGAGACCGCAATGCCGAGGAACTTGTTAGTGTCGTCGCGGTAGACACCGTAGTAATTAGGGACGGGCTCGTCGATGTCGGTCTTAACGTTGTGAAGAGAGTGAGTGTAATCGAGGCCGAGTGACTTGATCATCTCTTGCGGATCACTCATCGAAGAAAGCTGATCGCGAACGGCAGTTGCAACTGACCAAGCGGTTCCGTCGACCTTGATAAGCGTAGAAGCAGACATGTTGTCCTCCTAAGACTGTTGATTAACCTCTGCCTACGGCTATATTATAAGATCTGTGTGCAGAAAATGTCAATACCTATTTAGACAAATTTCTAAAACTTTCACTTGTCCGTAGATCCGAAACCTCCGATTCTTGTACCATATGCCGAATCGTCTTTAGTTACGTGATATCGAGTAAAGATGCCTTGGCCTATCTTTTCGCCTTTCTTGATTTTTAGCGGCTTATTAGAAATGTTGTATACTAAAAACCCAATTCCGCCGTCGTTCGATTCGTTTCCGTAATAGTCTGCGTCAATAACTCCTACACTATTAGCCATAACTAGTCCGAGTTTTGACGGGGAAGACGAACGAACATAGAGAAGAAGTGACATGTCGTCAGCCATATGAGCTTTAACTCGCGTTCGGATTAAAAAAGGCGTTAGTAGCATTCGGCTCGTTAGACCGAACTTAGCTTCGGGGCTAAATAGCTGACCCAGAGATATATCTTCTTTAGCAAAAATCCAAGACGACGGAATAGTGATGTCTTCGGGCGCAAAGAAGTCGTAACCCGCAGAGAGAGACGTAGAGCGCTCTGGCAACTTGAAGTCAGAGTGAGTTCCGTATTTTGTTCCAACTCTTTCAAACCAGCATTCTTCTCGCTTTTCTATTTCTGACATACATGATCCTCTCGAAGTATAGTTTTATACAGTTCTAAAATTAACGAATTTTGATACATAAATATAGCTGCGAAAACTCGCAGCTATATTGAAGTCTAAATGTCTATATATGAAATGCGCTTGCCATATTGATTTATAGACGCAAGCTTCACGCCTAACACGCTGTCTTTTACTGAGTTTGAGTTAGGGACAAACCTCCCAAATTTGACAACTACGTTGCAGTAGCTAGCTAGCTTGTTATACCACCCTTTGCTAATGACCTCATCTTCTGTGTATCCCGTATATATGACAATGTCGTCAATGTGATTGGATCGGAACTTGTCTATAAAATCAATTACGTCGTCAAACGAGTCTAGAGGCTCTAGCCCCTGAAAAACGATTGACGCTGATATTTCGTCTTTGTCATAAGCCGCAATTATGTCGTCTATGTCGTAGTCGTAATATATGTCGTTTTTGAGCTTATGGTTTTGACAAACCGGTTCACCACACTCTTTTTCGCATTTGAAAGTGCAAAAAGGGAATTCTAACGTCATAGATGGGACTCTGTAGTTTACAAAGTCGTCTTCTATTATGTCTAGCAATTTCAAAATAATTTCTCCTAAAGGTAAGAGGGTAAGATTATTTAAACACGCTGTCAATCAACGAATCAATGTCTTCGTTCGATATTATATCTATATTATTGTTATTGACATTGTCTAATGTCTTTTTGTCATCTGCTGACATCAATCCAGCTTCGGTTTGAGACGCTTTGTTAAGTGTAATAGTCCCTAAATCGAATTCGTTTATCGAACGAGCGCCAGACTCGTACGAAGTTTTAGCCGCAATTAGCTTTATAGTGTTAGAATCTCTAGAGGTCTCTTTGTCTATTTTATGTGGGAAGTAAGCTTTTGAGTTCTCCCAAAAGCGCTGCACCCCGTTCTCATCTAGAAATGGCATGATGCCTCCTTAGCATTAACCCTAAACCTAAGGTTCATAGTTTGCGTGTTTATAACAATATATTTGAGCTTCAAGCTCTGCGTATTGTTATAATTATGAAAGATTGAGTCATATAAATAGTCCCAACCCAGAGGTCGAGGCTATTAGTCTGCATTAATGAATACCAGAGTGTTTCTATCTCTGGTGCCTGGGATTGTAACTGTATGCGATCCGGCAGCTGTTGTGTGCCCTGTTGAGTTTACAGAAATACCTGGAACAGAAAATGTTTGACCGAACCCGGGAGTCAAAGAAGTCGTAGCTGTTGTTTCAAGACTAACAATCTCTACAGTCCAAAACGCGAAGAAAAGAGTAGTTAACTCTGCTGGCATTTGAACGTTTGCAATATGATCAATGTTATAAACAGCGAGACAAAAGCACGCAATTGTAAAGATAGTAGTTGCAGAAACAGATGCAATTACCATCTTTGTCGTAAAACGTGTCTTGTCTCGATCTTTTTTCGATTCGGATGTTTTATCATTCGAGTTAGCCATATGTTTAGCCATCGATTCTTCCTAGAACACTGGATTTCTTTCATTTGTAATAATAGGCGAGTTATTAAAAAGCCGAAGGAATTTAACCTTCGGCTCTTGCTCAATTGACATTGTTTGTTGATAGAACTATTGTTGATTCCATGAATACACAGCTTGTCCGCAATCAGGCACTCTAACAAACCCGTTTTTTAGCATTATTTCGGCATTATTTGTTCCGTTTCCGTAGTTTGTTCCAAGTAATGCATCTGCGCCTAGACGAATAACTAATGAATCAATGTAATGTTTCTTTGTTTTCTCATTGTACCAATGAATGCTCGGAGGGTTGTTTCGTACCTTTTTCATTCCAATTTTTCCGTAAACTGTTCCTGTAAATTTGGATAGATCGCAGTAAGAAACAATTGAATTTGGGTGATATCTATTTGTAAAGAATCTAAACATTTTGCTTGCCCCACCAATTATTTCGTAATCTGGGTGGAAACACATTCTAAGTAGCTCAATTTCGTATTTACTGGAGTATCTAGAGTTACCGAACGTCATTACTCCGATTAATTTATCGGATTTTATCAGTCCAACTCGAAGTTTGTCAGAGGAACATGCGTTCTGCAAATGGTAAGAGTTTAGAAAATCATCACTTTGCTCCTTTGTAATCAGGGCAACTTCGCAGTTTCTAGCATACAATTTTTTCTTTTTGCTAAACATGCTCTGTATTTTAGAAATGTCGTCCCAGTCAAATATATGAATGCACCGATGACCAATACTATTTGCAAGCTTTGTTTTGTTTAATTGAAAGCTAATATCATGATTTCCGAACCAAGTGTTATCAATGCTATGTGAAACTGACGGGTCGACTTCAATGAAAATCCCATTTTTAATCATATCAAATCTTTTTCCGTCAACGTATATTTCGTATTTGTCTACGTTTAGATACTCTCCGATACTCTTGTTAATTTTAGAAATTGGGCAATTAAGCTGACCGGCACTATCAACGCCGTATTTTTCATTCATTGTTACTTTAGTTCGCTTTTTGCAATCATCAGATTGAAAATAATACTCAACATCGTAATGTTCTTTAACTGATTTCTTTATTTTATCTTGAACCCAAAGAAGCTTTGCCGGGGCAGTAACTCCGTATCGTTCAATTAAAGTCTCTATTCGTTTGTTATTAAGCTTCTTATCTTTGTTCGGAATGGTTGTTCCATACTTTTTCATCATTACGTTGTCCCACTCTGGAGTGTGAAATCTATACGAAATTCCTGTTTTCTCAATTGTTTGGTTGCTTTTATCTAAAAATTGTGGGCACTGCAAAGCATGAGCTTTACCGTATTTCTCAATCATTGTTTTTTCAAATTTAGGCTTCCATACTTTTTGATAATAGTCATCACCGTATTTTTGTTTTTTCATAGCTACGGATTTTTGAGATATAGATTTATCATGCATCGGGTTGTTGATGCTAATATACTTGCTAACGCATTCAGGGTTATTGCAAATCTTTTGATTGTTCTTAATCGGCTTTCCGCAAATAGCACACGTTAGGTGATGAGAATAGTCTCTTGTTTTCTTACAATCTTCGCATACATTTGCGTTTCGAGTTCTTGTATAAAACGTTTTTCCGCACATTTTGCAGGTATGCTCTCGCAGAAGATCTCCTAGTTCCCAACCGGCTGGCTGATTGCCTATTTCAAAGTAACTTGATTTATACAGTTCATCATTATGATACAACTTTTTGCCCATAAAAATACCCTTACAACGTAATAGTAATAATTACATTATAAGGGTTTTAAACAGCTATTTAAAGATGGAAATTAATTGACGTTCTCCCAGCGTCGAAGCTTGAACTCTTGGCGGCGCGGCTTAGCCCATTTATTAACAGGCGTAAAGAATCCAACTACCCTTGTGAAGATTTCCGCAACTTCTCCACCGCAAATCGGACACACGTTTCCATAGAACCCGTGATTGTGTTTGCACACTTTAATCTCGGGGTTGAATGCGAAGTACGTTACGCCTTTAGAAGCTACGTAATTTGTAAGTTTCCAAGCTTTGTCAAACGAATCGAACGGTGCGTCGATGTTTATGTGAAGAATTGACCCACCGTTGCAGAAAGAATCAAACAGTGCTTGCGTCTTAATTCTTTCGTCTAGTGAAGTCTTTATGCCTAGCGGCATGAATTGATTTCCATAGAGAGGCAAGTCGTCTATGACTTCGTCCCCAAAGAAGAATTGATCTTTCTTCATGATATTAGAAGCCGCATTCTCTGCTGGGCTCTGCTCGCAGTTTATGTGATAAGTCAAGAAATTATCAGAAAGATACTGATCTGAAGTATCATGTATTACTTCGAAAATCTTCTTTGCAAACTCGCATCCGTCTGACGTATAGTGAGCATTTCCTAACGGATCGACTTCTACGTAGTCAAAAGCTTTAAGAGCTTCGTATACTCCAATGAACCCTACGGTATTATATAGATGTTCGAAGTCCACTAAGCCGTTTGTGAAATTGGGAAGAAGTCCGGCGTATACGTTATGCTTGATTATTTCTCTAACAGCATTTAGAGCAATACAATCTAAATAAACAATTTCTCTTAGCTTCTTTAGATAGCTCTCTTGAGTTTTACACTCAAGTGCAAGACGAGCTAAGTTTACGGTAGAGACTTTTACACTGCCTACTTTGAGAGCCGTTCCACCAATGGAATTTAGGAAACCTAAAGCATTATATTTCTCTTTGTCTGGCAAGATGCCTACGTCTTTGATGTTAGACTTTAGACGACAGCAATTAGAAAGCGAGTTAACGGACGAGTCTGTAAACAAGTTAGAATCGTTCCATTTGCGATTGTGTTCTACGGCATAACGGGCGAACTCTTCGTCTACGAACTTTCCGTTTTGATAAAGAAGAGAAATAGTGTTTACTGGGAACGTCATCATATTCTGAGATCGTATGTCTGCCATAGTCTCTAAGAATATCTTCTGGAATTCGATTATCTCTTCTTCGTAGTCAATCATGAACGAACCGTCGGGGAACTCCGCCCCGCCAAATAATGCCTCGAAGTAAGGGTGATCGAATACGGATGTATTCGTGAACGCTGACTGAATTCCGTCTCGAGTATATGGCTGATTTACGGCGTATATGAACCTCTGAATTTGCTGTTTTGCAAAATATTTGTTATCGTGAATAGAGTATCCCGATTCGCAGTCTTTCTTCCAGAAGTAGAACATATACGGAATGAGGTTAGGGAGTCCGACAGCCCCCGATGACCGGTTACAAGCAAACGAAATGAACTCTTTGACGAAGTCTATAAACGTTTCTAAGTGCTGCGGAGGCTGAGCGTTAAACGTACCATCGTCTAAGAAATACAGACCCTTCTCCGCTAAGTCTTTTAGATCGTAGGCAAAGCAATAATGTACGTGAGCTGACGAAGAAGCGTCGTGCATATAAAGATGACCGTCGTAGTCATTCTGTAGCCATTCGTTTGCTACGTCAACGCCTTCGTCCTCCTTTATTTGCGCATATATGCGGCCATAGCTTTCTAGTTTCTTTAGTGGCTTGCACATTTCAGAGAGAAGTGTGGGCATGTCTTTGCGAGAAACGTTGGAGTTTGGATCTATAGATGCGTCTGCGACTACTGACTTGTTAGTGAAATTGGATATGAATCGAGTTATGTCTAAACTGTCATCGTCTAAACCGTTGAGTTTAGCAAGATCATACCCATATTTGTTTTTAAGCTCTTCTAGTTTGCTTTCGAAGTCTTCGTCTAGATCCATAGTAATGTTCATAGTAAATCTACTTTCGTTTCTAATTGATAGAATTTACAAAAGACTCGAAGTTATTCGTTCCGTCGTACTCGTTTACGAGCTTGATAGACTTAGAAAAGTCGAGCAGCTTGTTATCAATCCGAAGAGAAGGGACTGATGTCACACCACTGTCTATAATTTCATCTTCGTCTGAAATGACATCATATTGAATAAGCTTGTTATCTAATTTAGATTTGAGCACTTTACACCGAGGGCATCCAGTGCTATATAACGTAACGGACACGTTACCTCCAGCATAGATAATTTATCTATTTTATGAGCTCTATATTATAAGAGATACTAGCTATTCTACTATGTTAAGGTCTCGAGCGTCATCGAAGATAGTTTGAAGAGACTCTACATCAAGTAGATCTTTGCACATATCTTCCAGATTAAGCTTGCCCCAAGCTATGTCTTCGCCGGTTATGCGTCGAATGATGCTGGAGCTAGCGCCCGTTTT